AAAAGTCCCGGCTTAGATTGACAGTAATTTTAATGGTTTTTAGTAACCTTTTGCTAACCAATTTTTCTGCATAATAATGTGCAGCACTTTCGATCAATTTTCGATAGTCTTTATTTGAGCCCTTAATATTTAGAATCATCTTATTAACAACTGTCATTTTAGATAAAGTGGCCCCGTCCATTGAATGGGGTAGTTTCCGTCTAGGATGTTTCCCCGTGCTTTGTTCCGAGCAGGAGCAGCCCAACCAGCTGGATATAGAATATCCCCCTTTTTGAACTTCTTGTCCTTATCAGTCTTGACGATAAAAGCACTAACAGAATTATTAGAAATGACTTTGATATACTTGGAGCCAGTCTTCTCAACGAAACTGGTCGAAAACTTCTTATTCATTTTCTTCCTGACTTCACTATCAGGCGGCATGAAGAGTTTATAATCCTCAATCATCGCTTCGATCATATTCACAACACCCTTATCAAGGTGTTCAGTAGATTTTCTAACAAAAACGGTCAAACTGATTTTTCCTTTACGACAAATTTCTTTGAGGGGTAAGCTTTTTCTGCGATTTTAACACCAAGTTTTGCAGCATTGTAGCTGTAAAACTTTTTCTTGTTTTCTGCAGCAGGGCCGCCAAGTCCAATTCCAGTGTTCATTTCAAAAGTAAGAAAATATCCACCAACGGTGAAGGGTTTAATCATTTCAATAAGGTAGGGCATAAAAAACTTCTTAATCTCAGTATACCTAATACTACCATATTTAACAGGCTTTGTCAAGAGAAATCGTCATCGCTAAGTCATTGATTCTAAACGATTTTGAAAGAAAATTGTTAAGTCCTTGAAAACATTGATTTTTTTTATTTATAAGGCGATCCTGCGGCAGAACCGGCAGCTTGGGGATAAACAACTTCTTCTTTTTCTGGTAACATATATTCATCATTCCAGTTGAATGCTTCTTTTACCACATTATCAGAAAGGCCTTTATATTTTTGATGTAGAACCTTATCCTTCGCAGCAACAAGAATATCAGCTTCTGAAGGATGTAAACCTTCTAACAGCTGAACAAACATACTTTCTCGTTTGTTTTGTGTTATTTTGTTATTACCGCCTTCAATGAAATGATAAAGCTTTCTTGATTCAAAAGACAGATTATTATGTTCTGTTCCCTCTGGGGCTTCATTCTGAATATATGGTACATCACCATAAGGTAAAGCCCATTTGACTTTAGGATCAAATGAGGATTTGATTACTTGTCTAAGAGCATCAGAATTATATTTTCGTAAATGAGCAATCTTTTGTTTCTTAGTTTTCAGTTTAGATAATTTACCTAAAATCTCTGAAAATAGTGGTACATAGTTGTCGGGCATTAAAATTCTCCTATCGACTCGGTGAGGGTTCTCAACCTCTTTTGTATAAAATAATTTAGTAGTTTACTACGATCTCCAAATGGAGAAGAACGATATGTTTTTAAAATTTCATCTGATAATTCTGGTGGCGTGAATGTAAGATCAATCAGTTTTTTGTTTCGTTGATAATTTCTTTTGAGCTCATCCGGCAATGAATTAAACGGAAATGTTTCCATTATAGATACAATTTTTTTCTTGGTTAAAGGATTTTGTCTCAACCCATCTGTAAAGGTATTATCAGGGGATAGAACATTAGGAATACCATCAGTCGTATCTCCTTTTAGAATATGCTCTTTCAAATACCCAACAGGATTGATACCATTCACCATTTTTTTGGTAATTGGACTATATTGTTTGACATTAGGGGATTTTTGTAATTGAATAAAATCTTTATCACCAGATAGAATCATAATTTCCTCATCATATTCAGAACAAATAGTAGCAATTATATCATCAGCCTCAGCACCATATATCTCTAGAAACTTATATGGCAGATTAGTTTTAATTTCTTCTTTAATGGTATTTAGACATTCAAAAATGGCGTCCCAATCTTTATCAGATTTTTCTCTGCCCTTTTTACGATTTGCTTTATATTGAGGAAAATAATCACGCCTCCAATAATGTTTAGAATCATAACACAAAACCAATTCACCAAATTCAGAGGAAAATCGTGTACGATACATACGTAAAGAATTAAGAATCATATGCCGAACCATACTATTTTCGGGGATTATTCTTTTACTCATATGCAAATGCATCATTACACTTGCCACCGATATTTGGTTCATATCAACTAAAATCATTTTACATTCTATTCAATTTTTGGGTCATCATCGGTTTCATCATTAGCTAAATTCAGTTTCTTTACTAATGCATTAAGTTTATCAATATTCAATCTAAGCGTAATTGTTTCTTCATCGCTGTCGGAATCTTCCACACTTACCTCTGTTATGTTTTTTATGATTGGTGTTAATGGATGAAACCATCCTTTTTCTTCATATAAAGTACATTTAAGAGATTCAACTATAAATGCAACATTTTGAAAAAAATTCTCGGAACCAATATTTACTCCATTGTCGCCCAACGTATATACCATTTGTACTATGGCACTTTCTGACAACTCTTCTATAAAACCCATTTCTTCTTGTATATCAGATATACGATTCTCTGGTATTTTTACTTTTTTTATTTTTTTCCAGGGCCCTTGAAGGATATTATTTGATGCGTTTTCTGATTCGTTCATCTAATGACTTCCTTTCTTCTAAATCCTGATTAATCATTTCCTGTGTATAAACCATACCAACATCAGGATAATATGTATTTACATCACGTTTAGGATTACCATCTTTATCATATGCCATCGCAACACAACGATACGTAACTTTCTTTTCTTGGTATTCTCCATAAAAAATGTCTGTCCAATCCCCATCCCTCAAATATCTATTCATAGAACTAATATAAGCTTGATGATTTGCTAATTTTGAAATAGAACCCTTTACTTTTTGGCGAACAGCTGCTCGTTCTGTTGATACAAGTTCTCTCTGTGTTTTAATCCACTTTTTAACTTTATTAGGATGTACGGGATGGTCTTCTGATAAATTTCGTAAGGTAGGATGTACACCACTCTGACCATAATTAGGATTTTTCTTTGCTCGGACGGCTCTTGCTTTTTCAAGCCGTTTTGCAGCTGCTTGACGTTGTTTTTCAGTCATGGGTTTGCGCTTCTTTCGTGTTTTGGGCGCTTGCCACGAACTATTATCAGTCTTTACTTTGATCTTACGTTTTGCCATATCACTATTTATCCTCTAAAAACCAAATTCTTCAAGACGTTTTTGTATTTCTCTTTGTTCTCTACGTTTACCAGCTTTTTTTGCTTGCCTGCGTTTTTCACCTTTGGAAATAAAATGATCTCTTTTTCTTAATTCATTAGATATACCGTCATATTGAAGTTTCTTTTTAAGAACTCTTAACGCTCCATCAATATTATTATTACGGACTACAATTGTAGCTTGGGGGGATTGTTTATGTCTCATTAGTATAATTCCTTCAATGTCCATTCATTATTTTCCCTACAAGCAGTACCTCTAATTTGGCGGGTTTCTTTTTCAACACGAACATCAGACACAAATTCTCGGCAATTACCGTTTGTCGCAACTGGGGCAGCAGTAACGACAACTGGTTTATTTGGATTAGACCAAGTAGATACTTCACCGTCCTTATTATTATTTAAAGATTGTTTTAATAACATAGTTGCATACATTTGATCAACTTTATCAAAATGAGCACCAATTTCATGGCCAATCACAAGACCAGCAACTGACATAGCAGCAGTTATTAAAGGATCACCACTTTGAGCACCCAAATATGCTCCTGTTACTGTCCCCCCGATTGCACCAAAAGTTGCTTTTCTATCAACCCTTTCTGGAGCCCAAACACCTCGGCCGGGGAGATAATAGTCTTTAGATTGGCATCCTATAATTGGACTACAACCAAGTGAAGGATTGATGCCTGATGGCATCAAACACCCACTTAAAGAAAAAACAACAACAGAACTAAGGAGTAGACTTTTCAACGGCCACTTCCTTATTCTTCTTGATTAAATTTTCAAGATTGGTTAGTGACTGTGCTTCATCCTTTTTCTGTTGTTTATCAACTTCAACCTCAAGTTCTTTCCACGCTTCCGTAGAACGTAACCTAGCGTAGACCATACGATCCTTACGTAACCGATTCATAATAATCTTATACGCTTCCTTGTTGGAATATTCCAACAGAACGAATGCACGATACTGTGTTCCTGCTGCATATATTTCAACCTGTACAGGAGAATAACCAGCAACATCGACCTCTGCAATAACATTTTTTGCAACCTTCTCGACCTCTACCATAACACTTGAATCAAGGTCAGATTGGCCAAATTTTGCAACAAATGATTTTGTCATCGCAGACAGTTTACCGTTAATCCTATCAGCAAGGACAACTTTACCATTTAATGTTGCAATATCAACTGCAAGCTGAAGATCAGGGGCAGTTGCTGCACCAGCAGTAAAAATAGACCCTTTTTTATCAGGCATCTCTTTATACCAATTAGGTACATTTGCAACAGCAGCATTTACCTTTGCTGTTTTGTATATAACTTCTGGTGTTTCCACCAAAGGTTTGGGTTCGTCACTTGCACACGCTCCCAAGGTTAATGCAAGGATAGATACCCCAGCAAATAGTTTGGCATTCATCATCATTTAATCTCCTTCAATGTATATACCACAACATCTCTGACACCACTGTCTAGAAATGAACTCTTAACAACTGGTACGATGTCTGGATAAAATACCGCCATCGCTACACCAATTACAACTCCGCCAAGAAATTTAAACATTATTTAGTTTTATCTTTCTTAACATCAACTTCCTCTTTCTCAGAGGGAGTATTTTGCCATTTAGTGACTTTATCACCAACGGTACTAATATCCTTACCAAGGCCGGTGATTGTATTACCACAACCAGACAACCCCAATGCAAGAACCATAACCATAATATATTTCATTTTTCACATGTCTCCATTTTCACACGTTGATTTCCAAAATCTGTCATTACGACATTCATGTATATAACCTTACACGATTTCTTCACATTTGTCAA